CGGAGGCCACCAAGCGCAGTGAAGAAGGCCGAGAGCCTCCGGGCCTTGGCGCCTTGTGTTACCGCCATCTCGATTTGGTATTCCCACCACGACGCGCCCCAGTCTTGGATCTGCGAGGTGCCAGTAAAGGGCGAGCGCGCCTCGGCGACCGACGTAACCAGCCGCCGCTCGAGAGAGGACACGAGCGTCAGGGGCAAGACTGGAAGGACCATCTCAGATCACCTGACCTCTGCGCCGCCCATCGGCCACGCTGTCCTTCGCGATGCGGGCGATTTCTGGGATGGCAGCGCGTAGCCGCGCATCGATCTGCTCGGCCACGCCCATCTGCGCCCCGCGAGCGTCGATGTTCACGGTCACGCCGGTGCCAGCGCCGGAGCCCCAGCCATACCCAGCTGCCTCACGACGGTTCAGCACCCGCTCTCCGCGCTGCAGGATGGCGGGAACCTCATCTGGTCGAAGTCCCGCCCAGCCACCTGAATGCAGGCGGGGGGCATCTGCAAATGCGGTGACTGGAACCGCGCGCATCGGCGCGCCCGCACCCACCATGCCGCCCGTGTGCCAGATGCTCGCATTTACCATCGGGTTTGCGGCAGCCGCTGCCCCACCCCCGAAGATCCCACCGGCAAAGACGCCCGAAAGTACGGAAGCAAGTGGGCCCAAGACCGCGTTCTTGAAGGCAAGTGTGGCAAGGTCCGCCAGGATCGAGGAGACCAGCGATTTGAAGTCGAACTTGCCGGTAGTCACAAACTGCCGGAAGGCGCTTTCCGCCGAGGAAAAGGCCGACGTCAGCGTCTCGCCGAGCCCCTTGCCCCAATCCATAGCGCCTTTGGCATAGTCGGCCAGGGATTTTGTGACTTGCGCCCATCCCGTTGCGGCCTCTTCCGCGGCCTTCTTGGCAGCACCACCTGCTCCACCAGCGGCTTGGCCTGCCGCATTAAAGCCATCAGATACAGCGCCCGCCGCCTCAGCAGCGCCAGCCAAAGCGTCCTCGCCTTCCGTACCCGCGCCGATGATTGCTGCCCTGAGCGCCGCCCAAGCTGTCATCGGGCGGGAGGCAGCCTCAGAGAGCATACCAGCCGCCTCGGAATATCCCGCCGCGCGACCGCGTGCCGCCTCCGCCATGCCCCCGAAGAGATCAGGCGCCTCGATGTAGGTCTTGCCCATGGCCGCACGGAAGGCATCAGCCGCCGCCGTGCCTGCGGCCGAGGCTGCGCCCTTGAAGGGATTGGCAATTCCCCCGAGATCGACCGCCTCCAAGGTATCGATCTTCAGCCCAGCTTCACCGGTCGCCCAATCAGGCAGAAGGGCCAGCGCCGCGTTTAGCCCCTCAATGAAGCCATTGATGCGCGTGACCACCGCATTCAGCATCGACTCGACGCCACCGATCAACCCATTCGCCGCCTGATAGGCAAAATCCCCGATCGCCTGCGGCAGCGCGCCCCAGATCGCTTTCACCCCATCAAAAGCACCTTGGAACGACCCAACCGCAGAATTGCCCCAGCCTACCACAGCCGACAGCGCCGATTGCAGCCCACCGTAAATGCCCGCCTGTGCGCCCGCCCAGCCTGCTTCAACCCGCGACCAGGCGGCCGTGGCCGCCAGCGCAAGGCGGTCCCAGGCCTCTGCCGCGACATCAAGCAAGAGGCCGAAGGCCGTGCCAACCCCGCCGACTTTGCCCACAAGTTGCGTGAACTGGTAAACAAGTTCGCCCGCGCCCACGATCAGCGCGCCGATCCCGGTGCGGATCAAGGCACCGCGCAGAACGACCAAAGCTGTGGCGAGGCCCTTCACGGAGAGGGCCGCAGCGGCCAATCCCACCACCCAGCGTCCCACCATGACCGTCGCAAAAGTTGCAGCATAGGTTGTCAGCCGGCCGAGATTGTCAAAGACCGCGGTGATCGCCTGTCCCAGCACGCCCGTGCTGCGCGCCACATCGCCAAGCTCATTGGCGATGGCTTCGAGCGCAGGCGCGACGGCCGCTGTGAGGCGATTGGTAAGGCCGAGCCAGATCAGGCTGAGCTTGGCAATCGCATCCCCCGTTCTTTCGATCTGCACCGCATCGATCGCGCTCACCGCCACCCCGAAGTCGCGCACATCTTTGGCCGCCTCTCGCAACGTGGCGGGATCAATCCGCAAGAAGGCGAGAGCTGCCTTGTCACCAAAGAGGTCCGAGGCCACGGCCGCGCGTTCAGCCTCAGGGACAAGTCGGGCCAAGGCGTCTTGGATCGTGACGATCCGTTCGTCCAAGGGCAAAGCCTGAAGATCCCGTGCGGAGAGATTTAGACGCTCCAAGGCCCCAACAGCAGATCCTGACCCGGAGGCGGCTTCAGACAGCCGGGTCGCCAGCTTCTTCGTCGCCTGTTCGATCTCGCCCAGTGAGACCCCAGCGAGCTCGCCCGCCAGGGTCAGGACCTGCAGGCTTTCCACCGATGTCTTGAGCGAGGCCGCCATGTCGGCCTGCGCACCGATCGTGTCGAGACCCGAACGGATCATCGCCACACCGGCCGCCGCCGCTGCGGCAGTCATCGCCGCAAGCGCAATCCCGGCCTTGGACGCAAAACCCGCAAGGCGCGCGTTCGCCCGCTCCATTTCTGAAGACAGCCGACCGAAGCCCTTGGTGCCGGCCTCGCCGATGCCTTCAAGCTCGGCGCGGACCTGTCGCCCGCCGACCGCGGCAAGCCGGACAGAGATGCGTTTTTCGGCCATTGCGAGGACAGGTCCTGTTGATGAAGGTCAGTCGTGGTTTGCGGCGATCTGCGCATTGACGCAGCGCACCATCACCGCCTCGATGGCGGGCAAGAGTTCTGCGATGGCAGGCGCCGGAACACCGAGGGCGGCACCAAGGACAAAGGCCGCGCCCATATCCCAGCCGATCACCGCGCCGGGAACGATGCGAAGTTGGCCTCCCATGCGGCTGACCAGGTCCCAGACCAGCCAACCTTCAACCGTGAGCGGCTGGTTCAGTCGTGCAGGGCAGTCTGGGCAGTTGGATCCACATGCTGCGCAGTAGCTGTCGCCCCCGCCGAACTCCCACTCGGCACGGGCGATGAGGCGTTTTTTTCCGCGTCCAGCAGCAGGCCCTTCGCGACATAGACCGTCTGGAACGCCTCGAAGATGGGCCAGATGTCGAGCAGCGCGTCGATGGCCTCGGGGCTGACCCATTCCGGCCAAATCAACGGCTCAGTTCATTACACCAAACTGGCCGTAGAAGCTGGCGCGATGATCGAGGGCCATCTGAGAATGATAACCCCGCCCCCGGAACCCGCTCAGCCAAGTGGATCGGCCAGCGAGTAGTGTAGTATGACGGGAACGACGGCCGCCTTTAGGCTGGCTGCGCCGTCAACAGCGAGATCGACAGGCTCAGGTGCTGCCGCCTCGATCCAGTCGCAGAGCCCACCCAATGTACGCTCAACAGCGATGGCTGCACCAATCCGGGCGATGAGTTGGTCAAACCTTGTATCACGATCACCGCTTGCCTGCACGATGACCTCAAGTTCAGCCCGGTGCTGGTAGTGATAGCGCAGCGGGGACAGTGTAACCTCCGGATCGCCGGGGTTGCCGTCGCGTAGGATCAGCAGACCAGCCGTGGGCACGCGCTCAGGCAGGACCTCGCCGCGCAGAACCGGCACATGCGGGATCGTGCGAAAGGCATCTGCCAAGGTGGTTAAGATGATTTCGCGAGGCGTCGGCATGGTTCTGATCGGCCGTTCTTGCAAAGATAGTGCTTTAAGGCTATATAGCCTCCAAGACATGGAGGCATCATGCCGTGGACCGTTGCGTTTTCAGAGGAGTTCGAGCTGGAATTTGATGAACTCCTGCAAGACGTGCAGGACGCAATCCTCGCACGCGCACTGCTCTTGGAACGCGAGGGGCCATCGTTGGGCCGACCGCATGCCGATACCCTGACCGGGTCTAAGCATGCAAACATGAAGGAGTTGCGATGCAATGCCGCTGACGGCGTATGGCGCATCGCCTTTGCCTTCGATCCCGAAAGGCAGGCGATCCTGCTCGTCGGCGGCGATAAGTCGGGTGGCAGTGAGAAGCGCTTTTACAAACAACTGATCGCCCGGGCGGATGAGCGGTTTGACCGTCATCTCACACAACGGAAAGGATAAAGACTATGGCACGAACCCTGAAGGACAAGTTGGCCGCGCTCGATCCAGCCCGTCGCGCAGGCATCGAGGCAGAAGCAGACCGGCTTCAGACCGAATATCTGACGTTGCGTGAGTTGCGGAAAGCCAAAGATCTGACGCAAGTGCAACTGGCAGAAACGCTTCACATTCAGCAGGCGACCGTTGCCAAGTATGAGCGCCAGAGCGATTTGCTGCTCTCGACGCTATCAAGCTATGTACGTGCCATGGGTGGCAATCTCAAATTGGTGGTCGAGTTTCCCGGTAAGGCACCTGTGGCTCTTGAGGGGCTTGGCGATACCGAAGAACCGCGTCGTCGACGGCAGGCCGCAAGCGGTGTTCGCCTGACAGAGGCGCGCGCCTAATCATCACGCACGCCCCTTCACCCAATTCGCCACAATTGAGCCCGGAATCCGCCCCACTGCCGCCTCCGCGGCCCTCGCCAAATCCAACCGCTTGGCCAGCTTTACTTGCGGCACGAGCAAAAAGATTGGGGCGGTCAGGAGGCCCCGACCGGTCTTGGAGCGCGATGCCACAGCCAGGCCTTTGGTGTTTAACCGCCCCTCAGCCACCAAGAGGCTCGGCCCCTGGCGTCGATAGATAAACCGCAACCTCAAGCCAGTACGGCGCTCCCATTCGCCGGGGGAGATCCGGCCGCCACGCGCGGACTTACCAGCTGCGGGCGTTGGGATCGCGAGCCAAAAGCCGTTCTTCGAGCGGATCAATGGCCCTGTATTGTGCGCCCCAAGAATGACCTGGGCCTTCGACCAGACCAGAGCCGCCGCGTTCAGACTGGGTTTGCCCTTTGGATATTGCTCGGACCGAATGCTGCGCGCCAATCTGGTGCCAAGTCCCGCACCCGTGATCTGGCCGCGCCAAGCTGACTTTAAGCGTGTGCCAGCTTCGCGGATCGCCGTCGACACCGCACGCTCGCCAGCGTCAATCTCTTCCCGCATGAGCGCCACAATGTCAGGATCAATGTTGAGGCGCAGATGCATCGTACTCACGCAGGGCAGAGGGTCATTGTCCAGATGAGCCGCTCCCGATCTCGGCGCGGCTCACCCTCAATCAAAAATGTCTCATCTCCTATCAGGATCTGCTCCTGCGGTCGGGGATTGGGGATGTCTGCCACCCGGACGTCGATCCGGGTGGTGTCTGAGAGAAGCCGCGCCGCGCCAAACTCTGTGATTTCGTCAGGGCGACGCAGGATGCCCCGCGCCCGTGTGAAGGCCCCTGCCCCGTCGCGGTACCAGACCTCGACGGCGATGTTCTTATCCGCAAAAAGCACCTCCAGCGCGTCCGCGAAGGCCGTCATCAGGTCCGCCGGCCCACGCGCAGGACCTGCGGACGCGTACAGATTGGCAGGGGGTTGCTCTCGATCTCAAGGCGGACCCATTCGTCGCGGTCGCGATCGGGGATCATGCGCGCATAAAGCGGCAACCCAATCGTATTGACCGTCTCAAATGTATCCGCCGGGGCAAAGTAGATCTCAAAAAGCCCCTCAATGCCTTGCGGATAAAAGTAGGCCTTGTCCGTCGGCACACCGATTGTGGTGCTGCCCCCATAACGGCGGAAGGTGATGCCACCAAAGGTGAACTCATCCACCGCCCTGCCCCGCAACTCATTGGCAGCGGCCGTGTTGAGATAGGTCTCCCGGATCTCCTTATGGGCGACCAGGTCGGCAAAGAAGGCCGAACCACATTCCGCGCGCAACTGCACAGGCCCCACCGCAAGACCGCCGAGGCTCTCCTCAACGCTTTCGATCAGAGCCTGGCAGCGCTTCCTGAGCGCGCCGGAGGCAGGCGACTGGTTATCAAGATCAAAATCAATCTCTGCAGCCGGCGTGATGCCAAACTCAGTGGCGAAGTTGATCA